ACGGCGTGACATTAGTTTATAAATTTATAATCAATGCACAGGCTTGCCAAACTTATGCAAGTGCTCATCGAGTTCACGTTTGAGTTGCTCGGTGTCAACCGCCTCAGTCTTTACTTCACTCTTATCGGTGAACATGCCTATCGCTCTACCCATTAATTCGAGTGACTTGAGTCTATCTCCCAGTCGAGCTTTGTCATCGTCTGCATGCTTTAAAAGCTCTCCCATAATCTTTCTTCGAGTGGCTATTGCATCATCAATAATGTTTTGTTCCACGCTCTCCCAGACGTGCTCTAGTAGAGTATTTATGCGATGGTCTCTCATTAATCGATTCGCTTCACTAATGATTGTTGCATCTCCCATTCTCCTGGTGTCGTAAGCCTTTGTATAGGCCTCTCTTGGTGAGAGTCCTTGAGCCACTCCACTTGCAAAGCATCTCATCTTTGCAGTCATTCTCGCCTCTCCTTTATTTACTCCTATAACTCTTCCGTCCTTTGTTCTTTTATCTACAGTTCTTTTCACCGCTGACTGTATCGCTTCGCTCAGGCTCTCGCCCTCAGCGTTCCTGCTTGTGCGTTCGCCATCCTCAGCACTATTATTTAATGCGGTCTCTTTTATGTCGTTTTCAATGCCCATGTCTCTATCTCCCATTATTTTTAATAAACCCTATCCATCAATACATCATCCCTCATGCATTTACACCACATGTTTAAACGCCTGTTCTCATTAGGTTCGCTTTAAGGGTCCTTTGTGCTTCGCACTCGCCCCTCGATTTCAGCAGGCTCAACACATGAGCCACTCACCTGGACCGTTTAAACTGCATGCGGAAAGTTATCCACAGACCCCATTCTAAACTTATCCACACCCTGTTGACAAGTAAAGTTATCCACCGCAAACTGTGGATAATAAATGCACCAAAATAGTGAAAACCGTCCAGGAGCGTCGAACGATAGCATCCCAAGGGGGTAGGTGCTATCACCCCAAATAATCGCTCTAAAGCCGTTTAAATCGGTCAAATAGACGAAAGTACTCACTGAATACTTAAGAGTTCAAATCGAACAACTAATAAAAAATACATGCATGTTCACAACAACCCCAAAATAATCTAAAAATATTTTAAAAATAGTTGCACGAACGTTTAAACGTGTGCTATCATTGAGGCTCATTCAGTGAAAGCACTGACTGAAATTGACCCCTAAGACTACACCTAACAACTGTAAGAGGGCGCGCCAAAAGCCGGTAAGGTTCCAGTCCTTATCACTCCGGGAGCCTAGAGATTCTAACAACTCCCTCATGACCCTATTCGTGAATAAGTAGGGTGTGATTACATCACATAAGCGCATTCTTTTTAGTGTGCTTATGCGATGTAATTTTGCATCGATATAGGTATAAATCAATTAAGGGGTTTAGATATGGGAACACTATTACAGAGATACAACATCTATTTGGCTTGCGCCGATGACGGCAAGGGCGGGGACATTACCAGGGGAGGCGCTCCCTTACTTACATTTGAGGAGTGGCTCAATGCTTAAAGCACTCATCACTTTAATACTCTCAATAATTTTTGCAGTCGGGGCCGTCGTGCTTATGCTTGACTGGCTTGGCGGGTGCGGTGAAACCTACACCTATTCGAACGGCTCTCAACATTTAGGTGAATGCCTGGGCCGAATCACTTTAAAACACTTAATCAGAGGAGAAAAATAATGTCTACTACACGTGAAGACTGGCTCAACAAAGCAGTCGTTGAGCTTAGGCCCATCTTTAAGTCAGTCGGGTTCCCCTTGCCGGATAGCATTCGAGTGACTTGCGGTTTCCCCTCAAGGCACGCTCGCAGTTTAAACAGGGCAATCGGTGAGCACTGGTCCTCTAAGGCATCGGATGACAATTTTCACGAAGTCCTTATCTCCCCGGTGATGGATGACCCCATCCAGGTATTCGGTGTGCTTGTGCATGAACTCGCTCATTGTGCGACAGACGGCGATGGGCACAAAGGCCGGTTCCCCGCTTGCGTTAAAAATCTGTGGCTAGAGGGTAAGCCGACTGCCACGGTCGTGGGCAAGCGGTTTACCGACAACTTTGGCGCTTTGGTAGACGGCATGGGCGCTTATCCGCATGCCAGGTTGAATGTCAATTCAAACAAAAAAACCCAATCAACACGCATGCTTAAAGCGGTTTGTGAATGCGGTTACACAATTCGGCTCTCCGCCAAGTGGGCCGGGTTTGGTTTACCAACTTGCCACTGCGGTGCACTTTTTACTTTATCTTAATTTACTTTTTCGGAGGCTTATATGAATATCGAACGTCAACTCTCTCTCATCCCTATCAATCAACTCAACGCAGTGCTATCCTGCCACAACCTGGGTCCCTTTAGGGACAAAGAAAAAGTGGTTGAACAAGTCGGCATCTTAATCCATACCAACAAGATATCCCTTGACAGTGTCAAGGCCACTCGGGCAACAATGGACCTCACCGCTCAGATACCTGATGACATTCGCTCTCAGATAGTCACTGCGACGAAGCAGGTCTCGACTGCTATATCGAATGTTCACAAAGTCAAGGAAGTTGTCGAGCGCCTGGTCGATGATGCGGTCTCTAAAAATCAAACTTTGCATGCCGACTTTAATTCTTTGTCTCGCCGTTTAAACGCCCAGGTTAATGCGATTCAGGGCGTTGACTACGACGTGGTTAAGAGCGCCATCAATACTGAGGTATCCAAACTGTTTGACGAATTCAGGACCGTCGCAACCCCTGAGCAATTGGTCGAGGTAGCTAAGATTATTCCTAGCACAACTTCTCAACTTGCGATTGATGTATTCGGCGATATCTGTCACTACCATTCCAAGGGTGAGTACGTGGACTTCTCAAATCTTTCAGTGGACGTGTGGAACGACCCAGGCGCTCCCGCCCTGGTTGATGACTACAACTTTAACCCTCAGCACTTGCACCAAACGCTCATCGCCCTCGATGACCCACTGCCGGACAATTTATGGTTAGCCGGTGAGCGTGGCACTGGTAAGACTGAGTTCGTGGCCCAGGTCGCAAACCGACTTGGTCGCAGATTGTTCCGGGTGAATTTTGATGAAGCGCTCGAACGTGCTGAATTTATCGGAGGCAACACCCTCGAAAATTCGAACGTGGTTTGGAAGCCCGGCATCATCACCCAGGCGATTCAGCACCCAGGTGCAATTATTCTTCTCGATGAAATCGGTTTTGCACGTGCTCAAAATTTAGCGGTCCTGCATGCGCTTTGCGAACGTTCACCTCACCGCTCTATCGTTATCAGCGAAACCGGTCAACGCATTCCAGTCGCATCTCATGTCGTGTTTTTCGGCGCTGATAATTCGAACGGTCATGGTGACCAGTCAGGCAACTTCGCCGGTGTGCGTGACCAAAATACTGCGTTCCTGGACCGTTTCAGTTTCACCCTGCGGTTCAATTATTTGGACCACGCCGATGAGGTTGCGCTCATCGCCAAGCGCACAACCCTACCAGTGGATGCATGCGAGACCCTGGTCCGCTTTGCGAATGTGGCACGTGAAAAAGCGAGGGCCGGGTTACTCACTCAGCCCCCATCACTGCGACAACTCTTTGCCTGGGCGAGAGCGATTCGCAAAGGAGTTCCGGTGTCGATTGCATTCGAGAATTCGATTGTCAATAAATTCCCAGGCGATTGCGAAAGCGAACTGCGTGGAATTTTTAGTGCGACTATTGATGTCGATAGCCTGAAATCATTTTTAACAAAGGGGTAAATTATGTTAGGACTACATGTAAAGCGGGGGGTTGAGACAACCCTTGAGCGGGTATTCAAATCCAGTAATAACAAATTCGGTAAGCTTGAGGTTCATTGGAACGGCACGACGGCGGGCATTAATTTCAGTAAGCAGGGTAACCAAATTGATGCAGTGATTGTGCTCCCGAATCTCGATGAGAATTCGAACGTTGACAATGGCACGTTTTCGAACCTTATCGGATATTCGATTCACGAACTAGGGCACGCATGGTTCACCGACAACGGTCCCTGGGACCGGGCACGTGCAAAGTACGGTGAATTTGTCGGTAATCTTATCAACGGCCTTGAGGACCCTCGCATTGAAAAACAAGTGATTGCATCAGGGTACGCTCCCAACTCACGTGTGCTCTTTGAAAATTTGACGAATGCGATTCTAAATAAGCATGGGTACGTGGAGCCGGACGATAAAAAGAATATCCCGTTTATGCTTGCTATCGAGGGTCGACGTTTAAACGGCTATGCAATTGGTTTCGAGAGTATCGTTGATGCATCGCCTTATTCAAAGCATTTGAAGTGGGCGCTCAACCGGGCCAACACTGCCAAGGACACTGCATCCATTGTGCGAATTGCTATCGAACTTTATAGGCGTTTGGTCGAGCAGGACAAACAGGAAAAACAGAGCGAGCAAAAGCAGGACAAGCAGAGCGAGCAGGACAACCAGGATAGCCCCTCAGAGGTCGATTCAATAGAGGATGAGGGTGAGCCTCAACCTGATGAGAATGAAGTCTCTGAGGGCGCTCCTAACGTGCCTGGTGATGAGCCTGGTGATGAGCCTGGTGATGAGCCTGGAGCGGGCAAGTCGTTCGAGGGAGGCCGGGACGTTGAGCCTAATCAATT